CCTGCGGTCAAGGTCAATCCGTTATCGGAAGCAACGGTTCCGGCCAGCGAACCAGCAACGCCGCCAGAAGTTGTCGTTGTCCGACCAAGTGTGGGAAGTGTTGGGACTATTCCAGTTGATACAGAGCTTCCAGAAAGCGTGGCGTCGCCTTCTAGAAATGATTCACTAAATGAAAAAGCGTTTCCAGAGGTTGTAACGCTGTAATCGGCAGCGGTATAACCAACAGCTGAACCGGAAGTAAGGGTGCCTAATCCACCTGCTGTGTCGAGCGTAATGTTTGAGCCTGAAACGGCGTAGCTGCTGCCAACGCGTTCAGCGATAGAACCAGCACCGTCAACTTGCAGCTGTACGGATGACTGGATTCGGTGAGTCATGTCAGCATGAGCAGCCGAAGCGGAAAGCAACGCAACGGCTAAGAGGGCAAACCGTTTCATTTTGGTAGGGGGCCAGATTGCTCAATTTTAGGGGGCTGTTTCTTTTGCTGATTGGCCGCTTTGCGCTCAATTCCAAAACTTGCCATCGCACCGGTCAGAAGAGATGCAACAAAAGTGTTATCCATTTTCATTTGAGGGAAGAAGCCTAGATAGGAAACCGTTAGCAGTGTTGCGCTCCAGAGGAGCACAGCGCACTTAACTAGGTCAGCAACCGAGATACCTTCCTTCTCTTCCTGATTTTCCTGAGGTTCTGCCATGATGAGTTGACCTTGTTGCTTGATGGTGGTTGAGCTGCTTGCTGCTGTTGCTGGAGCGTCGATTGGTGTTGGCGGTCTAGTGATTGCGGGTGCCAACCGTCAGAACCAGACAGGCCGTGATTCGTTGGTAAGGCTGACTTCAGCTGTTGACAATTTAGCCACAAGAATGGACGTTCTCCATACAGACCTAAGACTGAGGGATCAGGAAATCTTCGCCAGGATTAGTGAGCTGGAGCGTTGCGTAGCCCGTCTTGAGGGGCACAGCGATCGGAACTAGACTTTGACCAGTAGCGGAAATCTCATGGTGTTTCTCGTTCGTCCGATTTTGTTTTCTTTCTTGAAGAGCAAAGCAGTCAAAAAACTGATCGTTGACCTTTTGTCAGCTCTTGCCGAGAACACGGACAATACCGTTGATGACCATGTTGTTGCTTATGTGAGACAAGCTTTGTTTCCGACATCTAGGGTTGAAAAATGAAAACGGATCCCGCTTGGGTTCTTATCAGCGGGTTTTTTCTTTTGGGGACGTTAGTTGCCGTTGTCATAGGAGGTGGTGGATTCTTGTTTCTATCCGGTTACCATGCGGGCTTATCTCAACGCCCTGAATGTCCTAGACCGGCGTTGAGGAAATGAACCGTTTTTTTATGGTGCTAACTCTTCTTCCTTTTTTTGCTCATTTCAGACCAGGCGATCCACATCAATTAGCAGCCATTAAAGAATTTGAGGAGGCTTTGCCTGAAGAGTTATTGAGAGAAGATGCCGCTTGGTTCGAGGCTTGGAAACAAAGCGGTATAGCGCAGCAAATTTATGTGCCTTACTTTCATCAGTTGGACAATAGAAGCGGCAGAGGGTACAGGGAATGTTTTAGTTCTTCTGCTGCAATGGTTGCAGCTTTTAATGGGAAAGTAAAAACTGATGACGAATACAATAAGATCAGAGAACGATTTGGCGATACAACCAGCATTGAAGCTCAAGTCCTTGCCTTGAGATCTTTGGGGTTACATGTTGAATTTAGGCAAGACGGCGATGGGAGCTTGATTGAAGCTGAGTTAGCAGCAGGTCGTCCAGTCATGGTTGGTTGGCTTCATCACGGCGACATGAGCAGAGGTGAGCCACCAATGTGCAACAGCTATGGTTGCGGTCATTGGAGCGTAATTGTTGGCTTCGATAAGGATGACTGGACTATGCACGACCCAAGAGGTTTGCCAGACATTGAACGCGGAGGTCACTCAGGTCGCTATGGCGGTAAAAACGTAAAAGTGTTGCGCCAAGCGTTCCAGCAAAGGTGGGAAGTTGAAGGCTCTGGAACGGGTTGGGTGATTTTGGTTGACGATGAGTAAGCTGGCGTTTTGATTGGTCTGTATGGCGGTTCTGTGCGATTGGGAGATCAGATCTCTTTGCGATAGCCATCAAATGGTTTGGCCTTTTGTTCCAGAGCTATTGAATCCAGCAAGCCTAGACCTTCGCCTTGGTGATCGTTTAATGATTGAGGTGAGTGACAGGCGAGAATTGATTGACATTGATATATCGGACAGAACAGAACAAGATCCTTACTATTTAGCTCCTAGTGAGTTTGTACTGGCGGAAACGATTGAGACGTTTAATCTGCCTGATGACATTTCGGCTCAGTTTGTCTTGAAGTCGAGCCGTGCGAGATCGGGGCTAAATCACATGCTTGCCGGGTGGTGTGATCCGGGTTGGCACGGAAGCAAGCTGACGCTTGAATTAACCAATGAGCGTCGCTATCACGGCTTACACCTATATCCGGGCTTGAAGATTGGTCAAATGGTCTTTCATCGAATGAGTAACGTTCCAGACATTAGCTATGCGGTGACAGGCAATTACAACAATCATTTGCGGGTTATGCCGTCTGTTGCTGCCTGATGGGCCTTTACTGGCTTTGGTCGTATTTGATTGCCTTCTGGTCAACTGTTGTTGTCAATTGTGCCAAGCCGGTCAATTGGGACAATTGCTGGCCACCACAGGAGTGGTTGGTTCCTGCGTTTCATGACTACATTAAAGCTAAGCGTCCTTATCAGGAGGAGCGCAAAATCTTGGAGGAAGTCAATGGACGAAATGCAGTGGATGATTGCAGAGCAGACCCTTGAAGAGGAATTGCATTTGGAGCGAACGGTCAGATCTGTTGAAAATCTAGATTGCTTGGAGGAAACAAAGAAGTTGTGCGCTGCTTTGATTCGTCAGAACTGGCATCAACGCAAGCTTTTGTGCCAAGCTGTCAGCAAAATTGCTGAACTAGATGCTCAGTCTGCCTGTTCGGAGTAATCAGAGGCTCTTAGCTCTTCAGCTTTTTTCTTTTCAAGCCTCTTTTTGAACTCACGCGCTCGACCTTCTAGGCGAGCTTGAACAGCGTCTTCCCAGACGAGTTGGTCTGATTCACTAGCTATCTTTTCTTCTTCAGGAAGATGAGACTTTAGCCATTTATAGACAAGCAGTCTTACAAATTCTGAAGGCTTTATACCCTGCATCCTGGCTTCCTCTAGAAGCAATTTGCCGCGATTTGGCTCCAGGAGAACTTGTATGTAAACGCGATTGCCGTGCTTTGCTGCCATTGTTAATCATTTACTACAGCAATGTTACCATGTCAAAGAGTCATCAACATTTTTTTTCCAGGCATTTGCCTGAGCTTTTCTGCTGTTGGAGCGTTGAACCTTGGAGCCACTTCTGACTTGTCTAGCGCCTTCCAAGAACATCGCGGCACGTTGGAGGTCAGCAGTTGTTGCTGTGCGAATTGCCTGATGTAGGCGCTCCAGGTTGATTTGTCTTCCTGTCTTGGGAACAGGCATAGTCCATCGCTCCAGTAAGAGTCTTATGGCAAGTTAATTCAGACTTGGAATTTATGACAACCCAACGGCCCAGTTTTTGAAAGATCTTGAACTTCATTGGCTTTCTATTAATGCTGTCAGCACTGGAAATTTAGAGGTTGGATGGGCAGAAAGTATTGAAACGTCAACGCCGCACTCTAGAGCTGCTGTTATCTGCTCCTGAAAATATATTGCATCTTCTTCGTAAACTACTTGCTCAACACATAAAACCTTTTCCTGTTGGTCATAACTTGTATATCTAGTTATGGCCAAAGGCATTGAACTGTCATCAATCTGGCAGTAGTAAACGTTCACTAGTTTATTGACTGGCTTCCAGCGACTTGAACTCGATAAGGCAGGCTGCGACGACGTTTTCAGCCTGACTTCTCGTAAGAATGTTGCCAATCTTGCGACGAACCTTGCTAACAGTTTGATAAAAAACATCAGGGGTGATTGACTCACAGGAGGGAAGGTCAGCAAGTCTCTCGCGCATTACATCTGCACGGTTTAATTTTCTAGCTTTAGCTTCTCTTTCAAGGCTTTCTACTAGAGAGTCTGGGAGGCGGACTTTGATTTCTTTCATTGGAAGATTTTACTCTGCGCTTAGACGACTTGTGTGATTTACGAGACGGTTTGACATACGGCTTCTGAGTAATGACCTTCAGAGTTTCAAGGTAGCCGGGTGGTTCGTCGATTCCACCTTCCTTAAGGATTTTGGTCCAGTTCATGCTTCACGCGCGTATAGATGCCGTATATGTCCCAACCGCCCCAAAACGCAGTGATAGCAGTGGAAGAGGGGTGGGACACAGGGGGTGGACAACTAGGTTTGTCCCAAGTCATCCGCTCCAACAACAATCTCAACTGAACCCTCTAAAAGGGTGGGACAAGTAAGCATTGTCCCAGGCTTGTGTCCCAGGGTAGATTCCGTTCCAGCACTGGGATCTATAGGGTTATGGGACACTTTTGAACCCTCTCCACGCGCGAGAACAGCCTTATAGCTCTTACTTTGAGATTCTTCTGGAACGGTTGAGATGATGAGTCCTCGTTTTTCCAGCCTTTGGAGCGATTTGCGTATAGCCGCTGAAGATCCACGAATCAGGGAGTCGTAGAGGAGTTCTTCTCTGGAGCGTGAGTCTGGCCAAGCAGCAACCAGGCGTTGAAGGACTCTTCCGGTGACAGAAGCAGGAGAGGTGTCTTTTT